CACACTGTATCAGACCGTCTGGGGTCTTTTTACGGTCTTTGAGCATACGTGTGGCTTCTTTCTTTGCAGCTTCGAATACTGCATCTAGATTGCTCAAGTCATCTGCATCCTTGATCATTTTATAAACAATACTGCTGACTTTGTCGGCACTGGCATAACGTTCTACAATACTGCCTTCAGGTGTGTCAGCATTGAAAGTTCTCTTGCCACCAGGTTTGATACCAAACACAATGTATTCGCAGGCACTGACAGGATTAACTTGTCGATTAAAAGGCACAGCTGCAGGTTTTTTCCAAGTCCACATACGTTTGGGTTCAAACCCGGCTGACTCCATTGCAGTCCACAAATAGCTGGCATATTGATCACTGATAAAAATAGCAAACGATCCGCCTTTGCGTACCTTCTTGAACCACAGCTTTGCCCAACTATCGATTTGCAATAAAAAATCATCGTGTGCTACTTCGTCCCAATTTTCAGCAAAGCTTTCGCTAAACTTTTGATTGTGTATATTTGTTTTGTTCTTGCCAGTTTCCTTGTCAATCCACACAGGCTGGGCACCATCTTCGGAAATGTTGTAGGGAGGATCAGTCAGCAACAGATCAATGCTGTTGTCTTTGACTGCACTGTCTTGCTCTAACATATCACCATTGATTGTTGTAATCATTTTATTTCCTTCATTCTGCTGAGTTGATTTGATCTTGCCAAAACACACGAGCATCGGCTTCGTGGTCAAAAGATTCTAACACATTCATCCCGCCCAAAGGGTGAGCAAACCATACCAACCAACGTCCTGTATCTTCATCAAGTGTACAGTATAATTCTACAGGCTCATCCATATCAAATCTCCAAATTGGTTAATTACATTGTACAAGAAAAATGTTTATTTGTCAATTTATAAAATTACTAGATGTTTAAAGTAATTATAGTGTTTTTCTAAGGTCCAAGTTTGAGGATCAATTACAGTACCGTCGTGTGTTTGATATGCGGCCTCAAACACATTGGTATAACGTGTAAACGGCAACCACATGTCAGGAGTCTTGCTGGCCCAGCCTGCGTCTTTAAGAGACCTATGTTTACTACGACTTAACTTTACAGTAGGGGTATTCAATGCCTGTTCAACAGTGATAGTACCAGACAACAACAAATCTCTAATACGACTTGCAGGTATTAAGTGTTCAAAATCACAGTCATCATCGGCGCCAACTTCGTGATAGTGTGCTTTCATGCCATCACGTTGTTGAATGCAATATTCGTGATATCTACGTAGGTAATAATCAATATCGTTACGAATCTCTCGCAACAATTGTTGGTCGTTTTTTACTTTGCTATAATCTGCTACTAGGCGCAACAGATTATGTGTACAATAGACTGCAACTGTACGATAAGTTTCAGGCGTCCGTTTAGTCTTGCCGTAGTCCGGAGCCGTAAATTGTTCAAGAGACTCTTTTAACATTTATTTTTCTTTGCGTGTTTAGCAATGTCTTTGGCAAGAGATACAAAAGCCTCAGTTGTTAAATCAAGACGATGTATGTTTACTTCTTGTGTCACAACTCTTACATTTTTTAATGAATAACCATATCGATTATCTATACGGTCAATACTAAGTTTGTTAGGACAACCTGGTTGATGGGTCAGCTTTCGGCCAGATAAAGAACAATGTGTTGTCGTTATAACAAGATTGTGCAGTTGTTTTTTAGTGAGGTTAAAAGCATATCCACGAATTTTGGCGCCAGATTTTAAACTTTTGTAAGTACAGTCAACAAAAAAATCTACATTTTCAACCATCTTTTTATAACGCGATTCACGTGTCCGTTTTTGTTGTTTACGGAATTCTTCGGGATTATTCCGACGCCATTCACGCTGATATTCTAATTGTTTTTGAGTTAACATACCTTAAACCTTAGTTACAATTGTTGTGTTATTTTGTTTACGTCGAGTAATTATAATTTTCATACCGCGGCGTGCCAGTGTCCTTTTTGGAACATCGTATTTCAATCCTGAGAATATTAAAGTGCTCCCGGGTAACATGTCAATGAAGATTTGCGTCTTTGGGCTAACAGTTCGTAATTTCATAATTTTATACCTTAGTAATGTTATCTGTTAAGTATTACTTTCCAAGTTGTCTAAATACTGTGCAAGATTTCCGGCGTGCAATTGCAACATGATTATGTCGCGTTCTCCACTTAATATTATAGTTTTACCTCTAATATAATATGGTTCTGTTAGTAATCTTTCTAATTGTAACAGATGTTTAGGCCGCACGTCATGTGAAATTTTGATTTCTGTGTACTTTATGCCACAGTACTTTTGAGTCCAAGTATAACCAGTACGGGTCAATCTTACGCTGTTTTCATTGGTTGGATTTTGCCACCAGGTGTATTCAACACCTACAAACCGTTCAGGATTGGGATACCCAGATGCAACTATAAACTGTTGCTGGTATTCCCATTGGCGGTTATGTTCGGTAGATTGTGTCACCTTGTTTGAGTAAAACTACACTGAATTTGTCAGTTTTGAAAAGTGTATTGAGTTTTTTGCAAAGATTGATTGCGTGACCAGGATTACTAAAACTTACTTTTTTATACTTTGGGCCTGGATAGCTGACTAAAATATTGTAAGTCTTCAAGTTGATAGGTTGATTATCGTAGAAGACCGACCATATACCTTCGGAACTGAGTATCTGTTCACTTTTATATGTTGCTTTGTTTACATAGTCCAGTAGTACCACTGGTTTTGGTCTTGACATCTCTATAGATCCTCAATAATACTTTATTTATCTGATAATATGGGTAGATTATTTAAACCCACCGCCATCCATACTGATATTAACATCAGATACCGTAGTTGAAGATGTCTGGCTCAAACTGGCAATTGTGGCCATTAAATCGTAAATTTCGGCGTGTAATCCCTTGGCTTCCTGCGAATTTAAGGTTAAAAGTTTGCCGTTGGCCTGATTCATTGCTCTTACTTTGTCGTTAAACAAACGAATTTGTAATGGTAAATTATTGTTCATTGGCTTCTTTCAGTGCGGCCGCCATACGTTCTTGTGTTTTAAAAGGACCTTGGTATTCATATCTATTAAGTGTAATCAATTTTGGACAATATGCACGGGTCCAGGTATTTGAAAATCGAATAATGTAGTACCCAGCACAAAAGAAACTTTTGCTTTTATTTGCTTTGGTATAGATTGGCAAATATCTTTGTACATCCAGGACTTGATTGTATGGTGCAGTTCCGGTAGGGAATCCGTACACCTCGTGGGTCTTGGTGGGGTCTGGTACAGGTTTTTCGGCCTTGGCAAACACAATGTTGTATCGTTTACTCAATAATTTAATGCTAGGAAAATGTTCTCTACAGTTGTTGTGCACATACACAACACCACCATCTGCTTCGTTGACAGTCTGTATGGTAGCAATTTTACAACCTTGTGATTCTACAATCCAAAATTTATTTTTTACCACTGGTCTAGCAATTATTTCGATCATTGTTTTATTAACTCCATAGCTACAATTTGTCCTATCTTGGCAGCCACATTTTCATCGTCATGAATAACATGAATTATACAATTGTTTCGGTCTTTGGATCGGTCATAAACATTGCTGGCAATCACAACGCCACCACGTGCCATGGTAACACTGAATCTAATTGGGCTATCATCAAAATCGTGTTGGATACGCATAGGAGATATGGCGTTACCAGTTATAGCACAATTGTCAGAGTTGATCCAGTTTCTCAGTTGACGTTTTAACCAGTTCATCGGCAGGTCTCCATAAACTCATTGAATCTAAATACAGCTTCGTCAAAATTGATGGCCCATACCTTGGCATTTATATAGCCGTTGCTGATGTTTATATCATAGGGAATTATGCCGTTGAATCTAAAATCGTCAGGAACTTCTGTTGTCACAGTGAATTCTTCGAGAGTCTTCATACGATTGATAAATTGTGCTACATCGGTCATGTGTGTTCCTTTGCTAATGTTACTACCAAGTTGAGTCTTTCTTCTGCTATTGCTAATATAGCTGTATATTCTGCTAGAGCAGCAGCAACTGCTTTATTATTTGGTGCCAGTTGCTCGGCTTCGCGCTCGCTGGTCATTTTTTTCATTGCCCACATCAGCACATCATCGGTCTGGCTAGTCACATCAACAGTGGTATAACTGTTGTACAAGGGTTTCCACGTGTTACCGTCATTGACTTCGAAGTTGTTGCCAGTATGGCGTACCTGTCCAGCTAAGCCTTGTTGTACCTTGCTGCTGTCTATGTAGATTGAGGAACCAGTACTGGAACCAACCACATTTAACCATTTGACACTACCGCTACCAATATTGTTAATCATGTTCTATACTCTGCTGATAAAAAATCCACATATTGTTGCACATTGTCGCTGATGCGCTTTAGGTCATACTTGCCACAAAATTTCATGAACTTGGTGCCAATTTGTGGTACTGTTTTGGCCACACTGTTGACTGCAATGGTCTCGGCAATTTTAATTTTAATATCGTCGGGTTGTGCAGTAAGATCCACTAGAGTCACATTGCGTTGATAATCATCCAACACACGATGCTCTTCACCATTGTGGTCGGTCCAACGTTGCAGCATCAAATTGTTCCAAGAGAATCCTTTTTTGTCCCGGTCTTCGTAGGCTTCTTTGAGCCCAACTTTATTTTTACTTCCAGATGTCCTGACTCCGGGGAACGCACTGAATACGTTGTCTGAGGCATCGCCTCGCATACACTTTTCAAAAAGGATCCAACTTGGATCAGGGATGGTTTTGTTTTCCTTAGTTTTTTTATCTTTGACTGGGGCACCTTTTTTGTCAAATATGCCTTCAATAGTGTGGAGCTCATCTGATATTCCGTTGTACTGTTTTACGTTTGGTCCCAGCAACTGGTAAAAATCTGTGTCACTGCTGACAATCACGTGTGAATCCGTAGGGTGTGCCTGTATCCATCCTGCCACCAAGTCATCTGCTTCCAAATTTTCGTGCCGGAGAACAGTACAATTGCTTTTTTCTGTGACAAACGTCTTGAGCTCGTCAAAGCTTTCCCAGAAAAGTTTGTCTTCTTCTTGTTCTTTCTCAGTGAGCGCCGCACGGGCAACTGCACGATTTTTCTTGTATGGTTCATAAAAATCCTTACGCCAGCTGCGTCCTTCTAAACAGAACACCACGTGATCGGCCTTTTGGTCTCGAAAACATTTGGCAACGCTACTGAGCGTAACGTGTACCGCAAAACCCAATTTGTCCCACGTGTCGGTTTGACGATGTGCGGCATATCTTGCTCGAAAAAATGTATTTGCAGTATCAACAATTAAATATTTCATGTCATTATAATAGCATATAATATTGCATAGGTCAACCAAAAAAACAATTAACTGACTTCAGTTTTACCATTTCCCACATCTTTTCGATCTATCACACGCGGTCTTGCATCATATGGTTGATTGGCTTCCCATTGTTCGTAGTTTTCCTGTACTACATTTCGGCATACATCTTGAAACCAACGGTCTACAATAATGCTTTCTTCTTCACTGGGCTTGATTTGATATCCAGCTCGCACCAAATTGGTAATAAACTTTTCATTCCAATCTAATTCAAACGCACCGTTGCCAATATTGTCTGGGTCTAGTTCAACCTGCACTACACTGACCCAAGGTAGTCCCTGTTCTGTGGCACGATCTTTGTCAGATTTTTTGCCAGCTGATTTTGTCTTGGGCTTGATTTCTGTTGCCTTGGCATCTACTGTTGGCACTGGTGTTTTCTTTTTGAATCTATCAAATATTCCCATTTTTATCCTCTTTGACTTCTATCCAGGTATGGTCGCCTAACCATTTTACAGCTTTGAGATATTCCCAATTTTTATTGGGACAAGAACCGCTGGACCATTCTGTGGGCCCTGTTCCTAACAATATTGTATGTTGTTTTTTGTGATCGTATGCAATCCAATATGTATTACCATGTACAAGTTGATAATCATATTTAGCCGCATGTACCATGTCAGTCAGATCTAATCTATTTTTTATTTCTGCAGCCTGTTGCTGCAACACCTCAACCAATTCCATGATACGTGTGTATTCTTGCTCGGCGTGCATACGTGCCACATTAAGCATTATGTCTTTTTGCTGTTCTACCGGCACAAGATCAAACTTAACACCGCCGGCTTCTGTGGCATACGTACTTACATTGCGATTAAAAAAAGCAACAAGAGTGTTGCCTGTGGTTATATCGTAACTGTCTCGACCTTTAATTACGTTTGAATTCTTGGACATCATTGACTGCAGACTTTAATGTTTCTGCATAATTTATTGCTTGTTGATCTGACAACATAATACATTCTTCAAGTTCGATATGACCTTTGATCAGCAACTGCCAGATCTTCTGCCAACGATTCATACTCCACCATTTTGATGTCAGCTTGGCATACACAGTAACAGTAACTCCGGTGTCACTGGCTTCTATCCAGACATTGTGGCTGTGTTCATCGCTGCCACAATCGCAGACAACCTTATAAGATTTGGCACTGCCCCAGTCGTGATTTAGCAGTATGCCATCTGCAGGTGTTTGTGCTTTTAATTTTTTAGTAACCATAATGTATGCTCCTTTATGTCTCTCCAATGATATGCATACACTGGATCACCGGGTCCAGTGTACATAGCAGTGCCCAATATGCATTTTTTAAACCACAGTATTTTATTGGTCAGTTCGCAACGATGTGGAAAAAACGCAAACTTTTCTTTCCAAACTGCTCGACGATAAAACGAGCACATGTCGTCGTCTTCTAACCATCTGCTCATTGATTTTTTCCCCATGTACCCTGCACCCATCATAGTACCAAATTGGTCAAACGCTCTGTGCTGTCAAGTTCGCCGCGTAAAAATGTATTAAAACTCAAACTGATTCTTGTTTGATTTCTTTCATTGGCACCCACCATATGATGCAGCCTGGCCGGGAACAATATCAAATCGCCTGTTTGCACCTGCACATTTGCTTCATCGGTATTGTATGTATTTAAACTAGTTGGTGTATAGGCTATAGCAGACTCAAATGGACTTTTAAATATTATTTTATCTTTGTTGATATTTGCGTCAATGTAAAATACCCCACTGAGAAAAGCGTTGCGATGATAGTGACTATGATGCCACTCTCCGGGTTTGCTAAAATTAATCCACGATTGTGTAATGTAAATATTTGTTTTAGATTTATCAATTGGGTTGGCTTGTGCAACATAAAGATCAATTTGACCGTTGATCCACTTTTTTACATTGGCCATTGCTGGATTGTTCAACACAAAGGTTTCTTTGGTTCTACTATTACCAATGTTGGGCACAAGAGTTTTTTCCAATTTGGCAATAAATTTTGTCTCTGCAGCGGTCAATTCTCTTTTGATATTTGAATATCCAACAGCAGTGGGAAACAAAGCAAATACGTCCATATGATACCTTTTTAAATTAAATGTTGTGCCAGTACCATTAGGCTTAACCAAGCCCACATGGTATTAAATCCCACCAATGTTGGAAGGGCCTTTTTACGACTGGCCCAAATGAGTGTCACACTGGTCAGCAATGTTAGATAATATAATTCCCAAATTTGTATACCAAAAATCAAACCTGGAATGATGATAATGGCTTTGGCTAACCAGCTGACAAACTCTACAGTATTGTAACCAGTCCAGTATTCTCGTGTAAACCACATCATGTAGCAGTCTCGCATATTGCGCCAACCACTATGTGTATAACAGATTGCCATCAATACCAACCATATACCCACTGCTGAAACTATTTGGTCTGTGGTCATTCAGGTGCCCCACTCATTCTTAAACAATGGAACTTGTAAACGATCGCTATAACGCCACCCACGTTTCATAGCCGCCAGTGCTACATTCTTGGCATTTAATGTATAAACACTTTCTACACCACCCACTGGCATCAAATAGATATGTCCTGTAAATCCTGCCGCACGATAAGCACCCACTGCACATTCTGCATCTGCCATATCCTGTTCTGTGGCCACAACAAACTTTAGGTATGCGGTTCCAAACCACTCGTATTCGCAGACAATCTTGGGTTGAATAGCATCTTCCCACGCTTCGCCGCTGCCTGGTAATTTGGCACTTACACTGAATGTAATTTCGCGTTCTTTATTTTTTGTTTTCCAGTGGAACAAATAACTCTTAAACTCATCTGTTAGTTTTTGAGTACCATTTGTTTCAAATGTAATTTCTTTTAATCCAGCCATGTTGGGGAAATCTAATAGCTCCGGGTACGACCTTTGCCATCCAAGCAACGGCTCTCCTCCAGTGATGACAAGGTGCTCCTCGCGCCAACCGTTGAATGGGAGAAGCTGCATAATTCTTCCTGCGATGGCTTCAGATGTAAGTACAGGACTAAGTTCTTTAAAACTAGGATGCCAGCTAGCATAGCTGTCACAACCAGTAGAGACCAATGGGAGTTCTTCATATTTGTTATATAAATGTGCTACAGTTGAAATTTCTTCAGCTTCGAGACTCAACGTTCCGCGTGGCATTCCAAAGCCCGAACAAGTAAAATTACATCCGAATGTACGCAAAAACACACTGGGTACTCCCATGTATCTGCCCTCGCCCTGTACACTATAAAATAATTCAGCTATTTTCAGTTTGCTCATATAAGTTTGACCATTTCTTAAGTTTATTGAATTTTAATTGTTTACCTATGTCTAATTTGTCACGTGACAATATACCTTGGTCAATTAGTATATCGACCATGGCCAATACATCGGCCACTTCTTTTTCTAGTGTGCTTTGATGTGATATGCCCGAATTAAAAGATTCAGTTGCAAGACCAAATCTCTGTATCTTGCAAACTTCTTGTACTACTTCGCCACATTCTTCGGCC